TTCGTCACTCTCACGGCAATGATTTGTTCCAAGCCCAATGGGAAGGGCCAAATCCCGGAGTTGGTTTCCCCACATGGAACGACATGGAGGAATGCCGCGCCAAAGCCAAAGAGTACATTATGAACGAACTGCACCTGTAAAGAGCGGCACCGCACGGGCAGATAACAGAGCCCCGGTCGCACCCTGAAGTCCTGCCGAGTTATCCGGCGGGGCTTTCTATTTTAGAGCGTGAAGGATTACATCACCATAGACGGAACCCGCGTACCGATGACGAACTCCATGCAGGAGCTGGGGAGGATTGGAAAGGAGGTACGCCGCCGCGCCCGCATCTCGCTCAAGTCACGCGGTAAGGTCGTCACGGGCAAGCTGTACAACTCCATCCGGTACGAGCAGAGCGTCGCCCGCAATGAGAAGAGCCTGAACCTACGCTTCAGCTTCCCCGGTGCTGACTATTGGCAATTCGTAGACGAGGGCGTACAAGGTGCGCTATCATCGGCCAAGGCTCCGCGCTCGCCGTTTAGGTTTGGATCGGGTACAGGACCCTCCGGGCGTCTCCGTCCCTCTATCGATAAATGGGTCGTCAAGAAAGGAATCGCACCCCGTGGCGCTGGCGGTAGGTTTGCATCACGGAAGTCGATGGTGTTCGCTATCTCGCGGTCCATATATCAAACCGGTATCCGCCCCTCCTATTTCTTCACGAACGCCTACGACCGCACCCTGAAGAAGCATAACGCGAAACTGGAGAAGGCCGTCGGCGATGACATCGCAAACGCAATTACAAAGCTCCTAAAAGATGGCGGCACAGTTTGACTATATACCCAGCACCACCGACTTTCAGAGTACGGCGGAGCCGCTCATCATACAGGTCCGGGAAACGACAGCGGGGCCGTTCTTCAAGTACCGGTTTATCTTGGTCATCAAGAACCGCAACGGGGACCAGCTCGCCAAGCTAAAGACCCACCCCCTGGCCTCGGACAACCTCTCCGCCGTCTTCGATATCTCTCGCGTCTGTGACGATTACATCGGCGCCAACGTAGTCAACAGCAACGCCACCACGGGCAACATCCTCACCTTGGGGCGGACGGGGTACAGCCCGGCCAACGTCATCGGAGAGAGTAGCGACCGCAACGTCTCCGCACAGTTTACTCTGGAGCTGGGATTCGAGAGCGCCACAAGCGCCACCGCCGATCCTACGGAGACCTTGCCACAATCGCCCGCCGAGACGACAACGCTCTTTGCTTTCCGTGATGAGTTCCAGAACTACGGCGACGCATACGCACGGGGCGACGGGAGCTTCCAACCTACAGCCGCCACCGACAACTTCCTCAGCACTGCGCCCAACCTCGGCAGGGAGTCGACGTTGACCTTCGGCGACGCACGGGAGCACCGTATCGGAATCGACCAAGCCTCTGTGCTCGCTTGGGGTATGCAATCCAGCGACGCCGAGTATGTTGTCGTTCGTGGATACGAAGCCGACGGGACTATCATCAATACCGCCGTCTTGGATATTGACGTTATAGGCGGCGACACCACACCCTCGACAGACTCGCAGGCCGTGCAGTTTATCGGTGTCGGTCCGGCCAACCTATCCGAACACGCCGCCGCTGCCTTCAATACTCAACTCGCGGATATCTTCTCCGATGTCAACCTCTCATATTACGAGGTTTACCTGTCGGAGTTTGCTTCCGTCCTCGAAGCCAATCAGGTGAGCGTCGTCCACCGCTTCACCATCGACAACGGGTGCAGTAAGTACCCCCGCCTTCAGCTTCTTTTCCTCAACCGACATGGGGGATGGGATACGTTTAACTTCGACCAGCGCAGCGAGGAGAGCCTGCGCAATATTCAACGCAGCCAATACAACCGCCCACGAGGGAACTGGGACAGCGTGACCGGCCTCATCGATTGGAATTACAACGGATGGGAGCGCGGCGTCACTACGACCGCCATAAAGGCCGAGAGGCAGACCAAGGTCTCGACGGATTACATAGAGGAAGGGTATGCCGACCACCTTCGCGATCTTGCCGTCTCCCGCTCGGTATTCATCGTCCAAGGCAACGAGGTGATACCTTGCACCGTCACCGACTCGGAGTATCTGTTCAAGACGGAAGTCAACGAGAAGCTCATCACCTACTCCTTCACCTTGCAGTATAGCAACCGTCCCCGCCTCAAGTGATTCGCCTCGTAGCCCTCGACCAGGACACCCAAGCACAGTCGACCCTCGACCTTGAGGGGACGCCGTCCATCTCTTTGAATCTTGCGGTAGCCAAGCCGGGGGAGACGATGCAACGCCACGCGCCGTACTCGCAGACTTTCCGCCTGCCGTTTACGGATCGCAACAACGTCTTCTTTGCGCACTTCTACGAGGTGACCCTGACAGATGGAGATTTCGACCCCACCCAAAAAACCGAGGTCATCATCTTCGAAGACGGTGTTCAGGTCATCCGTGGCGCGATGCAACTGCGGGCCGTGAGGCTCATGGCTCAGGTCTACGAGGTGAACGTGTTGGGCGATGTGGCGGACCTCTTCGCGGAGATGGGCTCCAAGTTGCTTCAGGCGGCCTTCCTCGATGGTAACGACTACACCACCGACTACAACTACAACAACACCGCCGCGAACGTCATCAACTCGCAGGACCTCAACCAGAGTATCAGCATAGGCGACCAGGTACCCGACGGGACTATCATCATACCCTACGCCGATCATGGCCTGACGACAAACCAGCAACCCCTGGCGGCAGAATACGACTTCGGTCTCCGCAATCCGGACAGCAGCATAAATGGACTGTATGCGGAGATGCTCAAGCCCGCTATTAAGCTCCGGGTATTGGTTGACCTCATCATCCGCACCAACGGCTTCACATACAGCTCGGACTTCTTTGCTTCGGATTTGTTTGGGAGCCTCTATATGACGCTCGCCACGGAATCGGAACGCATCCCCGCCGAAGCCGCTGGGCAGTTCTTAGCCAGTAAAAACACCCATCAATCTAATTTCACAGCCTTTCAGTGGTCGACGGTTTCGTTTCCTGACACTGCCGTTTTAGGCTTCGATAACGACAGCAACTACAACACCACCACAAGCACCTATATAGCGGCGCAGGGAGGCATTCACCGCTTCCATGTTAAGATGAGGGTCAAAGCGTCGTTTGGCGCGACGGGAACAGAGTTCCTCGTCATCGGACGCATAAGCAAGGGAGGCACATCGCTAGGAAGTCAGACCGTGACTATGGTGGAAGGGTCCAGTCCGGTATTTGTTTCGGACGACCTGCGCACTATTGAGTTTCAGGTTGAGACCTTGCTTTCGGCAAGTGACGGCGTACAGGTACAAGTTTGGTTTCCTTTGCTCCAGACCGGAAATAGTATTGAAGTTTTAGGCAATACGCTGGGAGCTGACCCAACGCCCATCTTCTTCAAATGCACCTACGCCCCCGGTGGGCAGGTCAATATTCCGCAGGCACTGCCGCGCATCAAACAGAAGGACCTCATGCGGGACCTCTGTCAGCGGTTCAACCTTGTAATCGAAGCCAGCCCCGACAACCCGAAACAGCTTGTCATCGAGCCGTATGACGATTGGATAGCGGACGGAGGTGAGACGTACTGGACGGACAAGCTCGATATGGACAAGGAGCGGTCGTTGATGCCGACCTCGTCTCTCAAGTCCTCGCGCATCATGTTCTCCGACAAAAAAAGCGGAGACATAGGAAACCAATATTTTGAGGATACCAAGGGCGTCACCTTTGGAGCTTACGACCAAGATATCGACGACGACTTCGCAAGCGGAGAGCTAAAGAACGCGCCCGTATTTGCGCCGTATTTCGTGTATCCGGTCCCAACGTTGGCCGGTGACCCCATCACCTTCAACGACTTCTTTCTCATACACCGCTCATATCAGCGCGATGGGGTAGGCGTCAAGCCTTTGGCGCAACCTCCGAAGCTCTTCTTTGCTACGGGAGTACAAGACATCCAAGACACCTATTACATCGACAACACGGGCTTCAGTTCGTTCTTGTTTTGCTCGCCGCTGTCGGACTCTCCCCTCGATGCCAGCACACAAACGACATACTGGAACTCGACCTCTACGCCGTACTCGATGGATAACGAGATTATGGCAGGGGCAAACGTTCCCGCTATCGGTCTTCATCAGGCGTACTGGTCCGGGTACTTGGCCGATATCTACGACGCCGATGCGCGGGTCTTTGAGGCGTTCCTGTACCTCACCCCTTCCGACATTCGCAATACGCGCTTCAATGACCGCTTCCACATCTTGGGAGCTACATACAAGCTCACCGAAATAAGCAACTACCAAATCGGCACGGGAGAGCCTACGCTGTGCAAGTTCCTTCGCGACCTGAGCCGCTCGTCGTTTGGGGCGTGTAGCGCTGTTCCTACACAGTCCAACGCCAACGGGACGGTGACGTTCACCGATGCCGACGGGAGTACGACGACCAATCCTGGCCAACAGTGCTGCGAGTCGTTTGGGTACTTCTATGATGCGGCCACCAATACCTGCCGCTGGCAAGAGCCGGGAAGCGATACCGGCAACCCCGGCCCACCGGATACGCCGACCGACTCCCAAGATCCGGAGCCACTGACGAACGGAGACAACCCCGGCCCAGTATCTCCAACGGGAACGAACACGAACACCACCGACCCCGACAGTGGGACCGTAAGCGTTTACGATGAGGTTATCTTGACGGGCGAAACAACGGGCACGGGCTCGGTGACACCATCGGCACCGGGTGGAGTACCTATCGCCGTAGCCGACGACACCGTCGCCGTGGGTGTGGTACGCATTACCTCGGTAACTGTAGGCGGTTCCTCTGGCGTACCGTATACAACCAAGTTCGAAACGTGGAGGTTCTTAGCTAATGGCGGAGCCGCGACGGTCACCGTAAGCGAGACCAATGGCACAGAGCTCGACTACGGCTCCCCTGGCCTGCGTAGGTTGACGGCCTCCATGAGTGGCGGCGTGTTGTCTTTTGCTGTCACCGGAGAGGCCGACGAGATAATCAACTGGACGCTTAAGGTTGAGATGGTCCGAATGTACGCGACCAACATCACCGAGTTCGAGGACGCCATCCTCACCGAAGCGGGCGCACGCCTTGCTGGAGTCAACGACCGGGTACTTATTCAGGAATAAATAAAGTTTTTTTGTCTATTTGTTTGGTGAACTAAGAAAGTTGCCTATCTTTGGAGTATGAACAACGCACAAAACAACGCAACCATGACCTTCTCCTCCCTCTCCTTCGGAACTACTCTCCTCTACAACGACCAAAGCAACACCGACTTGCGTTACACGGTCATTGGACAAGAAACGGACCAGTTCGGTTCATGGGTTGAGTGCATCACCGAGACCGGCCACATTGAAATGGTCAAGGCTCACACGCAAATCGGAAGCCGCTGGACGCTGGCATAATCCCACCGACATACAAACAGACGGCCCCGCTTCGGCGGGGTTTTCTATTTTGTAGCATGAAGGAATACCTCGACGGCATAGGCCAAGCCATCCCCCGCGTATTGGAGGTGTCGGCACAATACGAGCTCCGGGGCAACCCCGATTGCCTTTTGTTATATGGATACTATGAGTGGGGCGCCTCGTCATGGTGGCGGAAAGTCCTCCAAGGAGTACGCAATGGCGCAGGACTACGAAATCAAGGTAAAGGTCACAGGAGTAGACCAGGCGAAGACGCAGGTCGACCGTCTCTCTGATTCACTAAAGGACGCAGGAGAATCGTCCTCGCAACTTGGTGTGCTGGATAA